TCATTAATAGTCAAAGCTAAATCACCTAACAAGGGCTTTACGGCCTCCAGAATGTTTTCTGCTGATCTAAAGTTGTAATTGCCAAAGTCATTGCGCTGACCTTTTGGGGCTTTAAGTTTTTGCTGAATCTTAGCCAGCTTTATATGTATAGTCATTTGCTGCTCCGTTTAATTTTTGTAACGCAAGACTATTCTATAGAAGTTAAGTCAGCTTGTAAACACATACGTTTAAATAAATACAATAAATGTTGTCATTGACTCAAATATGTAATAGTATCTTCAAACACTAATAAAAGAACTGGAGCAAAAAATGAGTAAAATTGGAAATTATCTTGTAGGTAAAAACGAAGAAATTGATGATTACATGGTTTCAATCGGTGAGAAGAAATCAAATAATTACACGATTGATGAAATGCAAGAAATGTCGAGCAGTCAGTACAGCGAATACTTTTACAGATGGATGGATGAAAATACAAATGATTAAGGAAAGATTTATGAAGGTTTTACGCATGACTAAAAAAGGTTATCACGCTGAATCTAACCCTGAGTTAGATCAAATTGTGACCAAATGGCATGAGACTTTTGAGGCAACTAAGGTGGCTAGAAAAGCATTTTACATTGCAGAAAAGAAATTAGAGTTAGCTAATAAAGAGTTTACTGTTGTTGATAAAGAATGGCAGGCTTACGAGAAGAAAAACGGTGCGCCTAAATGATTAGTGCAGCCGTTATGTGTTTGGCAATGAACATCTACCATGAGGCTCGCAGTGAGCCTTTAGCTGGTCAGTTAGCCGTTGGATACAGCACGATGAATAGGGTGTCTGATGAGCGTTATCCTGACACCGTTTGTGAGGTTGTGCATCAGGCCAAATATCACGCTTGGGATAATAAAAACCCGATTCGCCATATGTGCCAATATTCTTGGTTCTGTGACGGAATTGGAGATTTACCAACCGATGACCAAGCAATGTTAGAAGCAACGATCCTAGCCCAAAAGATTTATTACGGGGTAGGAATTGATATTAGTGGTGGGGCAACTCACTACCATGCAACATACGTTAGCCCGTTCTGGGCAGACGATATGGAAGTTGTGCTGACAATAGATCAGCATATTTTTTACAAATAATTGGAGTAGTAAATGAAAAATAATCAAAATGCACCGTGGACGACAGTTGATAGTAACTTTGCTTGGAACAAACGCCAACAAGGTAAATCTTTTAAATCTATTGCTAAAAAGTTAGGAAGAACAGAAGCAGCAGTGGTTCAAAATGTAAGCTCACGAAATATGAGGCAGAAAGTAAAACCTTTTGCTTTAGAGCCTACTGTTGGGCCTGCTGTGACCAAATCTTATGCTGATAAGTTAGCTAAAAAGAATAGAGTTAAATATAAGAAGAAGGTTGTCGCTAAGAAGCCTGTAGCGGCCCCTGCTGAAAAGATGGTAGTTAACGGAGGGCTAATGCTCACGTTATCTGTATCGCTGGCTGGTGGCGTTTTAGGAGCCGCATTGTACAACTACTTTTTGTAGTTAAAAAAACGGGCTTGCAATTAAGTAAGCCCGTCTATAGAATGAATGTGTTGGTGAAGAGGTTAGAGCCTCATTCGAGCCAGCGAGATTGTAGGAAGAACCAGCGCCAACACAAAAGTAGTTTATCAAACGTGTTTGGACGTTACAAGACTTTTCCGACATTCCGCAGCTTGAATCCGACATTAACAATGTGGGTTTCTTTAGCGTTGCCACTAGAAAAAACAACTCTCATGTCACCAAGACTTTAAACTGGGATAGCACTTACCGCACAGGATTGATGGGACTGATCGAAGCCGCAGCGAGGCCAAGATACAAACATAGTTAGCGGATACACAATAGGGGGCAGACCAGCCAATCACGGATGATAAACGGTTTATGTAAATTGTGGTGAGTGGATCAGCAAATAGCATATCGTTGGCAAAGGTTCCTAGTTTAAAAACATAGGTATCCCAAACCATCTAAATGACTTCTGTGCTCAAAAAAAAGAAATATTAAAAATTAATTAATTCGTTTAACAAAAAAGTATTTGATGTTTACATTTGTGTATTTATAGTTTACGATCTAGTTTGTTTAGAAGAATATAAAAAACAGGGCATACAAATGATTAATTTAAGACCGCATCAAGAGCAGGCTATACAGATGCTCAGACAGTCATTAAGAAGTGGTAAGCGCAGGCCAATCCTTGCAGCACCTTGCTCATTCGGCAAGACTATTACAGCAGCAGCACTAATGGCATCAGTAGCCGCTAGGGGCAAGAAGGGTATTTTTATCTGTGACCGCATTAAATTGGTTCAGCAGAGCTTAGAAGAATTTACTAATCACGGATTGCAGTTTGGCGTGATACAAGGTAACCATGAATTGACTAATCGACACGCACCCATCCAGATTGCCAGCATTCAGACATTAGCTCGTAGGCCCAGACTGCCAGATTTTGATTTAGCGATTGTTGATGAGTGCCAAACACACTACGCATCATTGACAAAGATCATGGAAACTTATAACAACATTCCTTTTATTGGCTTGTCAGCTACGCCTTACTCTAAGGGTCTAGGTAAGCACTACGATGATCTTATTGTACCGATTACACCCCGCGAGTTATTAGAGCAAGGTTACTTATGCCCAGTGGACTATTACGGTGGACGCAAGGTGGCATTGAAGGGTGTTAAGACCAAAGCATTAGCAACGGGCGGCAGTGACTATGACCCAGCCAGTTTAGCAGCAGCTACAGAAGAAGATGAGGGCTTAGTGGGTGATATCGTGCGTAACTGGCTAGAGCATGGCGATAACGGTCAAACCATTGCATTTGCACCAAGCATTAAACATTCAAAGCATTTGGTTGAGACATTCAATAACGCTGGCATTACAGCAGAGCATATTGATGGCTATATGGACGCAGAGCAACGACAGGTCATTTATGATGCCCATGACAGAGGTGAGTTTAAGATACTTTCATGCTCACGTTTATTGAATACGGGTTATGACGCACCAACGGTCACTTGTTTAATTGACTGCTATCCAACTAAAAGTTTAATTTCTTTTTGCCAGCGCGCAGGCCGTATCGCCAGAACATCAGAAGGTAAAACAAAGGCTATTTATCTTGACCATGCTGGTAATGTAGCGCGTCATGGATTTGCAGAAGATGTTGTGCCAGATCAATTAGATGATGGAAAAGAGAAGTTTAACGAGAAGAAACAGACTAAAGAAAAGAAAGAGCCGAAGGTCAAGGAATGCCCACAGTGTACACAACAGATGGTTGGTTTACGCTGCAAATGCGGTTACGAAATACCGTTGACTGAGCAGCTAGAGTCTACTGATGAAATCTTAGTCAGGTTAACGCCAGAGCAGCGCAACAGAAAGGACAGCAAAGAAAACAAATCTACTTTCTACAGTGAGCTACTGCTGTACACTCGCAGCAAGGGCTACAAAGAGTCATGGGCAAATCACAAGTACCGTGAGAGATACGGGGTATGGCCTAACGCCATCAAACCGCACATGGTTGAGGGCATAAGTGATGAAACCAGAAGTTACATTACCAGTACCCAGATCAGATGGGCTAAAAGCAAAGGAGTTGCCGCATGAGCGTAGAAGCGATATTAACGATGCTAGAGGGTGTTAAATCTAATGGGGCTAACAAGTGGGTAGCCCTATGCCCCGTTCATGGTGACAAGACTGCCAGTATGGGCATCAAAGAACTGTCAGATGGCAAGGTGCTGATTAACTGTTTTGCTTGCGGTGCTAACGCAATGGAAATTGTTGAGGCTGCTGGGGTGAGCGTCAGTGAGTTATTCCCACCTGACTCAAGTAGACCTGCTGGCCCTAGCCGTGAGCAACGAGCGACTATAGAGACAGACAAAGTGTGCATGATGATCTACGAAGCTGACAAGCGTGGTGGCAGGCAGCAGACGCTAGCTGATTACAAGCGTTACAAACTGGCTAGGGAACGTCACGCTGCAATGACAAATTCAGGGTAATTCGGAAACCCTGAAAATAAATCACATATTAGTTAACAAAAGTGTTGCACTATGTACAGAACTGTTTATACTGGTTGTAAGTTAAGTAAATAAATAAAAGGTAATACATTATGTCTAAAGCAACTCATAACGGAACTTGTCAGGTTTGTGGACGCACTCATGCTGTTAATAACAAGTGGGGCGATCTAGCTAAACATGGTTACACAGTACAATTTAATTATTTTCGCGGAACTTGTAAAGGTAGCGATAACTCACCACTTGAAGTATCTAAAGTTTTGGCTTTAGAAACTATTAAAGATTGTTTAACGCAGGCCAAGCGTTTAAATGCAGTTACTCCAGATCAAATTAAATCAATTAAAGTTATCGTAAAGGTTAGGTGTGATGAAAACGGTTGGTATGCTGGAGCATGGGAGAAAAAAGAAGTAATGATGAACGCTACTGAGTGGGAAGCGCATCGGTTATCACTTAGCAGTCAATACAGTGGCTATCTTGGAAACTCACGCACTTTTGAAGATGCTCAAGAACGTGCAGTAAGCGCATTAAAAAGAGAAGCTGCATTTTTAATAGACCATGCAGGAATGCTTGAATTTAGAATTGAGACTCATCACGGTCAACCTCTTCAAAGAAGAGAATCAGACATTGAGCGCATCAAAGAGACTTTTGACAGTATGCCAGCAGCTTACGCTAGGGCAGAAGAGTTAAAGTTAGAAGGCTGGAAGGCTAGAGTAGGCCGCAGAAATTACGACAGTCACACTACTTTAACTGCAACTCGGTAATTAACTAAACGGGGCTTCGGCCCCATTATAAAATAGTTAACAAAAGTGTTGCAATCTTCACAGAACTGTTTATACTGGTTGTAAGTTAAGTAACTAACCAGAACGGAGCATCACATGACTGACTACCAACTTGTTGAAATCCATTTAAACAACAGCGATTTATCGCTATCTAACTTAGCCGCTATCAGTAACCGTACTGAGGCAGAGGTTCTTGTTGTACTAAAGGACTCTAACTACATCAATATTCTAAAGGGGCAGTAACCATGACTGAATACACAGAATTTGACGGTGGACTTTACGGCACAGACCCAAGCTATATGGTCACAGTAGGTGGATCATCTTTAGGTATGACCTTTGGCTTAAAACACGCTTTAGAAGATTACGATCGGGTATCTGATGAAGCTAATGGACTTGTTAAGCTGATTAAAATCTTCCCACAGTACAATTTAGAAGAAGACACTTTTGACTACGGCTTTTCAATTAAAATTACTGTTAAAACTAACATGGATTACGAGGTGGTTAAATGAAAACTAAAGTTGGTTACAGCGTTAATAATAATACTCAAGTTGGCTACAGCATTAATGAATTAAATCGGGCTAATAACGACATTGACGCTGACATTTGCACAGATTGTGGAATGTCAGTTGACGATGAAAACTTTACTTGGCATCACCCAGAAGCCATGAGTGATGAAGAAATGGGGTTAGAATGAAAGATTACAAATATTTAGCATCAAGCCCGTTGGTCGTTAAGAAAGTTAAACGCGATCACACTACACGCATACTCAGTTGCATTGGCGCAGTAATCGGTTTAGTCTGTTGGGTATGGTTTTTAAACGGATTGCTAGGATGAGTAACGATCATTATCGGACAACGTATTACTCTAAAAAAGAAGCCGCAGCGATTGTAAAGCGCAACCAAGCAAGAATGACTGACAGGGGTAGAAACATTTACAGGGCCAGAACTGGCGTTAGTGACTACAAAGATGCTAAGTTACTGGGTTTAACGATAGAAAATTATCGTAAATTAATGGTATAATAAACTATTAAGTTACGTCCACCCCGATGCGGAGACAGTCATGGCAAGGCCAACGAAGTACACACCAGACCTATTAGACAAAGCTAATACATACCTAAGTACATACACCAGATTAATTCCTAGCCATCAGGATTTGTGTCTAAAGTTAGATATTAGTGAGTCTACGCTATATGATTGGGCGCAGAAACATGATGAGTTTTCGGAGATATTAGCTAAAGTAAAACTGACACAGTTCACAGTGGCTATGGATGGTGGGCTAGGCGGTGAGTTAAACGCTAACCTAGTGAAGCTATTGATGGGTAAACATGGCCTGTCAGAGAAAAGTACAGTGGATCAGATCAGCAGTGATGGCAGCATGGCTCCTAAGTCTAAGATCGAACTGGTCGCTAAAGAGTTTGACGTTTAATGAATGTCGGTCAGATAGAACTACCTCCAAAGTTAATACCAATCTTTCAAGGAACCGCAAGGCTACGCGCAGCATGGGGAGGGAGGGGCAGTGGTAAGACGAGAAGCTTTAGTCTGATGAGCGCAGTCGAGGGATACCGCTATGGCAACGCAGGCATATCAGGTCAGATACTTTGTGGTCGTGAACACCTTAACTCGCTAGAAGAATCATCACTTGAAGAAGTCAAAGCCGCTATTAGGTCAGTCGATTGGTTAGATGACTATTATGAAATAGGTGAGCGATACATCAGATCAAAAGATGGTCGTATCAAGTATGTGTTTGCAGGGCTGCGCCATAACCTAGATTCCATTAAGTCTAAGGCCAAACTGCTGCTTGCATGGAT